AAGAAATCACTTGCTTTTCTTGACTCTTGTGGTTTTAAAATATATCCTTCTATTCTTTTCGCTTTTTCAGCGTAAGCATCTTCGGGAGCGTCTTTTAGTCTATATTTACGAATACTTCTGTGAGTAGTAGATATTTCATTAGTTGGGGTTCTTTGTGAACCATCAACAGTAATAATATAATAATTTGGTTTGTAAGCCATTCTTTGTGCTTTATCCATAGAAACATAATCAGCGTTGCTAATTTTTTTTCCTGTCTCTTTATTAGTCCATGCTTCCCCTTCGAGTTTCATAGCGTCTTTTTCTGTAAGATTCTTATATTGACCATCAACCATCACTTGAACACTATTAATAAATGCAGGGTTTCCGTCTTCATCTTTTCCCGCTTTCCATTGTTGTCCTTCGGCTAACCTCTCAATTTTGCGAGTCAAAGAATTAGTTGCATCTCTTTGGGTTTTAAAATTAACTTCCCCTTTGTATGTATGCACCTTCAAAGGATTAGAAAGAATAGGTTGAATAACAGATTCTTCTACCATTTTTAACATTGGTAAAAACTTCTTTTTAATTTCATTCTCAGTAGAATCGGGAACAGATACTTGACGGCCAGCACCCTCGTAATTTCCTTTTACAATTTTAACTAACCCTTTATCCCCTAAATCATAAATTCTGTTATCCACCATAGAAGAAGTTCTATTTTTTAATCCTGCAACACCTAATTCGATAAATTCTGAATGCTCCATTTCATAAGAAGAACCGCTATCCTTGTATCTTCCAGTTGCTCTATCATTTTTATCAGTAATAGATTTAACAGGCTGAACAGTTATCTTAGCACTCGCTGAAAGTTCTTTAACCACTTTTTCAGGAATATCAATTTTCATAGTCATTGTTATTCTTGGAGGATAAGATTTAGTTTTACTTGGAGCAAAATCAGGTTCTTGCTTAGTTGTGTCAATCAAATGATTTTTCTTTATATCAATAATTTCTTCTTCTGTAAAAGGTGCATTGAAAATAATATTTTGTTTACCATAACTAAATCTGATAGGGGACATTTCGCTATTATAATCATCCATTTCATCAGGAATAACTTCTTTGAAAGTTAAATCTACATCTATTGGATAATCACGAAGTAATCCAAATTGACCTAAATAATCTTCTGCATCAAATTCTGGTAAGTTTTCAAATGCTTGACCAAATTTTAAAGCACCGAATCCTCTAAGTCTATTTAATGTAGCAGAATCACTTAATTCACTAACTTTTAGTTCATTAAGAAATTTAACATTATCTTCATTAGTAATGGTTTTATTTCTTAATTTGCTTGTAGTAAAGTTTTTGATAGCGACTTCCCCATCATCATGTCCTCTAATGAGAGGCATTAATTCACTATCTTTAATTTCTTTTAGAATTTTTTCAAATTCATCAATCAATTCTTTTGGGTCTTCACCTTTTTGTTGAAGGTTTTCTTTTGCTAAAACAAAATAAGAAATAAATTCAGTATTCTCTTCTTGAATAAACTCTAGCATTTCACTTTTGATTCGGCTAGAATTAGATGGTAGTTCAAGTGTTGAATTACCCCAAAGAAAAGAAACCAATGTTATTCACCTCAAATTAACCATTTAGCCCATGCTGCGGCTTTTTGGATTCCTTCACCTAAATGAAGTCCACTTGAAGGAGGCTCATAACTCATTTGTCCTTGTGCATCAATCCAATAAGGACGGCCATATCCGTCTGTTCCGCTTGGTGGAATAGGATAGCCTGAACCATTATTCATAGCACCTTGCATTTGTTGGTATTGTTGCATATTTCCTGTAACACCAGCAATTGCCGCACCTGCGGAAACTTGTCCGTTATTAAATCCTTGTGATTCCAAATACTGTTGTTTGGCGAGTTTTCTTTGGTTTACTACTTCTGTATTGATAGCCGATTGCAAAAGCCTTTGAAGGTCTAAATCAATGTTTTCTTGAGTAATTCTTTCGTATTCTCTCAAAGCATCCCTATTGACAGTAATACTTGTTCCGCTAGTGTCAAAAGAAAGTTTAGAGAGCATTTGGGAAACAACACGCTCAATAACATCTTCCATAAGTTTTTCAAGTGCGGCTAGGAATTGTTCTCCGTGATACTGAAAAAACTCTTCTACATGATTATCTTGCAAAGAAAGCAAGTTGTTTACATTCTTGAATTGTTGGTCACTTTGTTGCTGAACTGCTCCTAAAACAGTTTTATTGCTTGTTCCGAATACCATTTATTAGTCCCCCTTTGGTTCTTTTATTTTACTTGATTCCTCAACGACTTCGATTTCATGCTTTAACATTAAATGATTTATTCTATCAGTCAGTATGTTAATTTCTGTTATTAGTTGAATGACTTCCTGCCTTGCCGTCTTGTTATCTGCTAAAGCGGGTGGCTTAATAAACCAACCGCTTGCAGTAAGAGCCGAAACATCTTTTTTCGATAATTCAGTAATTGGGCCACTTTTCATTACCTTTGGCATTTTAGGAACAAATCGCTTAAACTCTAGCCCATGTTTATCAGCAAGTATTTGTTGTTGTAACATCTCTAATTGCATATACATTGAGGCATGTTTAGGGCAATAAGTCCCCATAAGCGGTCTTCCTTTAGTTACTTTATCTAAAGGTATTGGAGGTCTTAAGTAGTCTCCTTGTTCCCAAACATGATGCATTCCACAAACAACACATCTATCTTTTAAATTAAACTTTTTACCATATTTAAGAAACAATAACTTCTTAGGTTCAGCAGTTAAAACTTTAGTAAGTTCATTAAGTTGTCTTTTTGGTTTAATTTCAGTAAATTTGTATTCTATTACTTGTCCACTTGCTCTTGCCTGTTGTAATGGAGTTAATGCTAAGTTAAACTGTTGCGGTGCGTTCTGTCCTATTAATTGGTTTTGATACATCTTTCATTCCTCAATAATCTTTTATCATTGTCATTACGCCTCTATATACCATTTCGGGGTCTGACTTTGCTGAAACTATATATTTAAAACACGGTATTCCTTTATCATTCAATTGTCTCATACCATATTTAAACGGTTCAAATATTTCATGTTTATCTATTGTTTGTCCTTCTTTTAATGGATATTTTTCTCCCCAAATATCATATTTATTAGCCCATATTCCTACTGCCATTGGATAATCGGGTTCTCTTTTTCTTCTTCCTGTCGGCCAAAAATCTGAACATATAGTATCTACTAAAAATTTCCATGCTACTTGATGGTCTAAGTTTGCTTCATTATCTAAATGTCTATGGTCTATCATGAATATAATATACTTAACTTTACGCTTTTGCATATCTTTTACCCATTCTTTCCAATATATTGCTTCTCCTCCAATATCAGCACTTTTAAGAGTCCACGATTCTCCATCTATTTTGACATTTTTTCTTGATGCTCTATGTAATCCAACGGTTCTTTCGTTTATTGTAGGCACTTCTCCCCTTGTTCTTAATTGATGACTTAATGTAGTCTTTCCAACCATTGTTGCTCCATAAACTCCAAAATTAATAGCATGAACCTTTTTCCAAAAACCTATTACTGCTTCACCAACTAATATGGCAAATCCTGTCATTAATGACATTCAATGCCCCCATAAATCACTCACCGCACCAATAATCCAACCCATGATGTTTATATCAAAAACACCCAGTATATTACCAATAAGAAAAGCGGAAAGAGTAGCGCAACTACCCCAAAACCACGCTCTCATTTTAAGAAAGAACACATCAGCAGAATGCGCTCTTGATTGATTATATGCGTAATCTGAGTCGGAAAAACCCATTAAATCTCCAAAGACCATTTAACCAACTCCTATTACTGGAGTGTGGCTAAAAACTCGCTTCCAACAGTATTTGATTCTTCTTCCTGTTGTAATTGAGGTTGATAGAAAGGTGTTGAACCACCAAACTGTCTTGCGCTTTCACGCATTTTTTGTCTTTGTTGTTCGTCTCTTGCTTTTCTTTCCCAATAAGCAGCAATCTTTCTATCAAGTAGCCACATCTCAATTCTATCATTAAGTGCTAAATCAAAAATTGCTTTCATAACCATAATTGCACCAATTGTTCCTAAACCAAATAAGAACGAATGAGCAATAGGGCCATAAGGAAATCCTAAACCAATTGTAGCGTAAGTAAAAACATTTGCTCCACTTAATGCTCCAACAAAAAGAATTGTCATAACAAGTCGTGTATCATTATTTAATGCTGCCATATTACCACCTTAAGCGAAGTGAATGTAAGTATTTGCATCCCCTGAAGTTTCTTCATAAAATAATCCAACAGAACAAATAACGCCATGCATGTCAAATTCAAGGTTTTGAACAGCCCCACCATCTAAGTTAATACGGGCTAATTCTTTACCTGTATTATCTGTTCCATCAAATACTTTAATTTGACAAGGTGCGCCTGCATCATTATTAACATGAATAGAAATTAATTTACATTGACCAGTAAATACTTGCGTATCATCAACTAATAAACCACTACTTCTGCAACTCGGCATACTTCATCTCTCTCCGTCAAACAACGATTGAGGGCGCACCCTCTTAATCGTATCGGTTCATTCCTCAGTCAAAGAAGATTTTTTTGCTTTTGTTGCAGTTTTCTTCTTTGTGATGCTTTTCTTAGGTAATAGAAGGTCAAGCAATTCTTTGTGAGTAGTAATTTTTTTCCTTAATTCACCAGAAATAATAGGGAATAATTCAGGGTCTATTGACTCTAATTCTTTCCTGTCTTTCTCTTCAAAGGTAAACATTAGTTTTGAATCGCTACATCGCAAAAGAGCCTGTAATGGCTCAATTTCTGATTGAACGCCTCTCTCAACACGAATGCCTCTAATGACTAAAGGCGCAAAGCCCCCTAAATCGGATAATTCAACTAAAGCCAAAAGACCACCTCAAAGGTTGCCCCAAACTCTAACCCTTAATTCTCCGATATTATCGGTATTACTTGCGGCAGGAACATTGATTTGGAATCGGTCTTTATTTCCTGTTTGGATATATTGACCGCCATTTGTTGCTCCTGAAAGGACTTCGGCACTAATAACTGAGACAGAATATCCAGCCGCAATTGTATCAACAGAAACACCTGTGATTACAACCGCAGTAACGCTGGATAATCCTAAACTCGTTGCAAGGACTTCTTCACCATTAGCGGTATATGAAGTAATGTCAATTACTGCATCTACGCAGTATTCATCACCCATTACCTTTGGTTTGGTAAAACCTTTGTGGTCTGCCAACAATGTTACTGTATGTGTCAATTAAAACACCTCACAGTAAATTGGTGATTTTACCTTGACCCTTGAAGTAAGAACAACCAACTTCCCCAATGGTTCGATAAAGAGCCTTGTTTCCAAGATGACCGACACCGAATGGGTTTCCGTTTGAAATACCATCCTCAAAGTATTGAGTTGGTTTCATAACAGATAGCCACAAATGGTCTGTATCAAGGAAAAGCATATCAGCGATACAAGAAGTATTTGCACCAGTTGAAGGCATAGCCGCAACAGGAATCATAGGAATGTCGTAGTAAGTAGAAACTCTAAATCCGACTTCTTGACCCTTAACACCACGAACACCGTTCACAGTTGGAACAATTTCTTTTCTATCCATGAATCTTTCTTGTGCTTGCAATAAGTCAGAAATGGTTTGAAGAGTGTCATATCCAGTAAGAATGACCTTTGGTGAACCACCTGCAACTCTCAAGTTTCTAATTGTGTTGTTTAGAACAGTTAGAGTCAAAGAACGAGCATTTCCACTTGCATATCCAACTCCACCGAAATCAACTTGTGAATCAAGGAAAGATGCGCTACTTCGAGCCTTACCATAAAGAGTCTCAATTGCTGCAACACCTGAGTTAGATGCAGTTAAAACAGTTCCAGAAGCCATAGCGTCTAATTCTTCCTTAGAGGAAACAACCTTCATCAAAGAAGTATAGTTTCTTTGAATGTTAGCAATTTGGTTTGTAGCCTGCAAATTGTAGTTTTCAAGAGGCATAACGAGCATAGAGTTTTGAGTTTCAGCGTGGTGCTTACCCATGTCTTCTCTCATTTGCGCTCTAATATCGCCAATTCCATCGTCAATTTGTGCCATTTCCATAGCCAATTCGCTGAACTCAAATTGATGTGCAATAATTTTCGGGCTAGTGAACAATTGCTCGTATTTAGGAGCAACAGACGCTAAACCATCAGCCGCAGTTGAAAGTGCCGCATTTTCTGGAACACCACCAATTAAGTCAGGTCGCATTGTATTTGAACCAATAGTCGCTTCGGATGTTCCTTCATTTACACCAGTTAAATTAAGGAAATTACCGCTTCCACCAGCAGGTCGCTCCGAAAGAACTCTCCAACCGCTTGAAGTGTATGGCCTCTTTGAAATGACTGAAAGTGCATTACACTCTCTATTTAGCATAGACCAAACCTTTTGACCGTAAATCTTGTTATAAAGCGCACCAAGCGAACTTGCTGCACTTGCTGAATTAGTGCTTGATACACCAATTGATGCATCATGTCCTGTGTGTAGTCCTGCAATTGAACCTGCTTGCTTAAGCAATTGGTTGTTAATACCAGTATGCCCAGTTAATCCGTAGGTTTGTGCTTCTAAATCTCCAATTGTGTTAATATATCCTGTCATAATAAATCACCTCAGTTAAATCCTCCAACCATTTTGTGAATGTCAGACCAGTCCATTTCGGCTAATTCTTCCATTGATGGGAGTTGAACGGTTGCCTCTTCTTGAGCCTTTAGGATTGTTTCCTTTTCAGCCGTCAAAGACTTCCTTAGTGCAGTAAATTCTTCCTTTAGGGAAGTAATTTCGCTTTGTGCATCATATTGAGACTTTGCGAGAATGTTCTCACGGTTTGCCTTTTCTTGTGCAAAGCGAGTTTCAAATTGCTTTTGCAAGTTATCGTAAGCCAACTTTTCAAGTTGCTCTTGTCGGAATGCTTCATAAGCCTTTTCAATGTTAGCAACGCTCAAATCAAGCGTTTCTAATTCATTGTTTCCGAATGCCTTAACAACAGGTAAATCGGAAGCCTTTGGGTTTCCGTTGTCAATAACGATTCTATCAGCAGGTTCGCCAATTTCGATACCGCCAGCGTCAAGAGTATTTAGGACTGCTTTTGCTTCATCATCGGAATAATCGCCTTTTTCATCCATCATATCCTCTTCTGTGTCCATATACTCGCCACCCATTTTTTCTTCTTCATGCATTCCTTTTTCTTCATGCATTCCTTTTTCATCCATCATCTTTTCATCATCTTCCTCTTTGCGAAGAGTGTTTACCTCTTGCATCAAAGCGTCCAATTCTGCCAATGCTTTCTCAATCTTACTCATTTTTTTCACCTTATTTTTTGTTTTGTCTTGTTTTAGAATATCAAACCTTGCTTCGGGGTTAATTCCTTTTTCACAGATTGTAACCTCATGTAGTTCTAGTTTGCTTATTTCATTAAATTCGCCTAATTCTGGATGGCTTTTCTTTACTTTTTGTAATGCTTGTCCTCCAATGCTAAACGACCTTAATGAACCTTTACGAATGCCTCTATTTATTTCTTTGGCTTTTTCAATATCATCTCTTAATTTAATTACAACGAAGAATCCAACATCATCAACTTCAGTTTTCCACAATCTCCCCGTTTTATCTCTATATGATTCTACTACTTCCCCAACTTGAACATTTGAATGATTTGTCATTACATTTCTAAATTTGGGGTTCTCCATATATTTCTTTACTGCTTCATTAAGAGCCTTAAGTGTGATTAAATCATTTTGTTTATCAACGATTTCAATGCTTGCATATCCTCCAATCATTAAATCGTCGCTTTTGAGTATTCTGAAATCATGGGTATTGTTTGACATTACCGCAGATGACATTTCCTCTCAACCCTTCTTATTGCTTACTGGTATATAAAGAACAACTAATCCTTAGTAGGAATGGATAATTTATTATACCTATCTTCATAAATATTCCATTTGCCTTTATCACTTTCAGTATCGGCAGGTTCTTGTTTATATCCTGTCCATGCTAACCACATGGGTTCATTATCAATAGGAATCACTCTAATATGCATTTTAGTTTCAAACTTATTGCCTTTTAAGAAATATTCATGGTAGCCGTCTTTTTGCACACCAAGTTCAATATCTCCAGAATCAATAACTTTTCCTCTTTCAATGTTCTTTGAGACTTCTGCTGGATATTTACCAGCCGCCCCGAACAAATCAAATAGTTCATCTTCTCCTTCTAAATCAATAGTCCAATTCAATAATTCATCACTTACTTTGATAGATAAATGAATATTATTATCTTCTCGATTATAAATCTTAAACTTACCTTTACGGTATTCTTCGGGAGTTTTGTATTGTTTTTTAATTTCTTCATTATCAGCGAGTTTAATTGAAGGGTCAGCATGTAATTTATTACCTATCATTTTAATATGCTCTCTTTCTTGCGCCCACTTACCGACTCTCTTTTCTTTAGAATCTAATACAGTCTCGTATAATTCTGAATGTTTATCCTTTAGATAGTTATGCAATTCTTTTGGAGTCATGTCTCCTTTTTCTTTTAAGTAATTGAATATAATGACTGTTAATTCACCTTGTTTTGTTTTCATGATTTCTTCTGCTTGTTGTCTCCAACTATCTATGTTGGCTAAAGCGTTCTTTGACATTAGATTATTCTCTTCAAAACCATAAATAACAAAACCAGTTGTATCAAATTTAATTATGGCAGTAGTTTCTCCATGAATGTAATCAGTAACCTTTACTCCCTTTTTAAATGCTTCAACATCATAATTTAAAGATTTCTTTGTATCTTGGGATAATAACTCAAGAGTAACTAATTTATCAGGATGCTCTACTTCTGGTATTTCAATAACCTTTGCGGAGAATAAACTAAATCCATCTCCTTTTTTCTTTACTTCATCAACCTTTACTCTAATTATATCGCCAATGTCCACAGCAACCTTCGTATTAAGGGCTTTTCCAACATTGAGGTATTTTCTACCATCAATCTCTTGACCTTCTCTATCGTCTGTAATTGGCCCAACACCAACAGTATAAGAATAAAGATTGCTTTTAGTCTTTTTCTTATCTAATACAATAACATCTAAATCAACAAACTTTTTCATTTTAATCCATTTAGGATTCTTTTTTGTTCCTATGTAATAAGTTGAAGTAGCATCTTTTATTACTACTCCCTCAGAAGTAGGCATTTCCATGATTTGTTTTGAATATTCTTCCAAATCCTTTAAACTATCCGCTTGCCGAGTATCTTTCTTTGAAGGGAAATTTAGAAACTCAGAAGATTTAGCAGCATAATTATTGAATAAAATTGTCATTCTATTTTCTAATTCTTCGTCAAGAAGAGTCTGTGTTTCATGTCGCATAATATCAAAGACATGACACTTTAGTTTAGCATCCTTGTATTTTCCTTTGAAAACATGAGCAATTGTATCAGCACGATGTAGTGGTTCTTCTCCGTCAAATAAAACTAATTCTGCATCAAAGATACAATCACCGTATTCTTTTTTCTTAAGTTCTTTAACAATTTCATCACACTTTTCAGTAATGTCTTTTTCATTAAACGAATAAACCTTCACTTTATCATCTATTTTATGCAACTGAATACGCATACCGTCATATTTTTCTTGAATATACCAGTTTCCACTAAATCCTTTTAGTTCGTTAATATCATCTATTTCAAATATACGATACATAGGTTTGTTGGGTATAATGAAATCACTAACAGATTTTTCTTTTTCTGATTTAGTTTCAGACTTTTGCATGTTAATATCCTTAAGGTCTTCCCATTCTTTTTCTTCATGCTGAGAGAAGAAAATAAGTTCTAACATATCTAAGGCAGCCTTTACTTTCTTTTCTACCTTCTTTGAGTCTTTTCCATCCCCGTAATGCTCAATAATATAGAGGGCTATATCGTCCACCTCTATGTCAAGTCCCATAAGACCCTCCGTAATTGTGTCGGGTTGCATGTCTTTAATGGCTAAAATGTCAGCAGATAGGGCTTTATTGTCTTCCCTCATAGCATAATGGACAAATTTCAGCATTGTCTCAGGATTATCTAATAATTCTTCAAGAACACTACCTTTAAACATTTCAGCAAAAGGGTCGGCAATAACCTTTGAGTTATATCTAACTAATTTAATTTTATCAAATAGGTTCTTTGCTTTAGATGATTTAGGGTCTTTTACTTCATTATCAGTTATTTCTTCTTCTCTAATGAAATTCTTCAACTCTTTACCTGCGGCATCCAACTCATCAAAAGAATCATTAATCATATCAACTGCTTTACGCCAACGACCCGAATATTCTTCGGGGTCATGGACGGCTGATAAATAAGCAACTCTTGTCTTTTCAAAAAGACGCATCAACTCAATGGATGGTTGCCTATCCTTTTCAATAGAGCCGAGTTTCAATAATACCACCTCAATTAGCGGTATTGATTCTGTGCAGGAAGAAGCGGAACGGCAGGGTCTTTATCGGGTTGTCCACCTAACATTTGTTGCATTTCTGTTAATCTTCTTAACATAGCCCCAAACTTTTGTTCAAAATCTTTTTGATTCATACCAGACCTAAACATTTGTTGAAGGTCGTCTAACTCTTTTTCTGTTGCATCAAGATTAGCAATTGCTTCTCTTCTTCTTTCTGCATTTAAAAAAGGATTATCCATGTCTTGTTTTAGAATTGACTTGATTAACATGACTGATTTTTTAAATTCAGTCATTTGACCTGCTAAACCATACCCTTCGGCTTTTTGGTTTTTAGGAATCAAATCTTTAGGAGTTTCTGCTTTTGGTCGCTTTAATTTAAATGCTTCACTTTTATCTTCAGCAGGAGAAACATTACCATCATACATAGATTGGTATAACATTTCCTTAACATCTCTTGCTTTTTCAATAACCATGCTTACTAGGCGTTCTTCTTTTGTTACTCTCTCAGGCATTTATATCACTCCAAATCTGCCACCATCTTATGAATGTCTGACCATTCCATTGTTCCTACATTATCAGGGCTTTTGGTATCTGTTCCAACAACACCAACCATAGCAGGAGTAGGACTATTTGCTACAACAAATCCAGACTTCATTAGTAAATTATCTTTATTATAGACTGCTTTCTCTAAAGTCTCAACTTTTTCAGTAAGTGCTTTAATAATAGCAAGCAATTCTTCATTAATTGTTTTTTCTTCGCTCATTTTGAATCCCTTTCCGCTTCTAATTCTGCTTTCTTTCTTTTATATTCTTCTTCAGAAATTTTACCAGATGTGAGTTTTTTAACTAATTGGTCTAATTTATCATAATAAGAACCTTTAGGAGCAGTTGTTCCCCTTCTTGGTTTTCTTTTACGGTCTTTGGGTGGGCCACCGCTAATTCCTCTTGCTTTAATAATATTCCACCAGTTCATTTTATCACCTTAATCTTTTTTACCTTTAGGATAAACTAAATCTCTTAATTGTCGATAAAGGAGTTCATACTCCTTACGAAGTTTCGTAGCAGTAGCGACTATATCAACATTCCTTTCATCCATTGACTTCATTTTCTTGTTTAACTTCTTATCTGATTTCGTTAAGTCTAATTGTCTTAAAACTGAAATTAAATCTCCTAATTTAGTAAAGTCTTGACCAAAAAATTCTGTGGGTTCTGCTGCTTGAAGAGTCTTTTTAAGTTTCTTTCTTGCTTTGGCATCCATTGAATCTAAAATCTCTTTTGGCGATTCTTTTTTCTTTTCTTTAAGCACGAAGTTTTCTCCGTCACCATAAAAATCCCATGTCATTCTGTTCCACCTACCAAATTATCATATTCATTCATAATAGAATCAATGTTTTCTTTATGTTCAGCAAACTGTTCATTTAATCCTCTTAACGAATTGATTGAAGCACCTTCAACTGTTTCTCCAACAGTTTCTCCACGCTGAAGTCTTTCAATAATAGAATCGGTTTTATCTTCAACCTTTTCAGAAATTTTGGTTATTCTACCTGCGGTTCTGTCTAAACGAATAATATGAACTGTTAGTCTGCCTAAGATTCTTTTAACTTCACCTGCTGGTTCTTTTCCAGTATCTTCTCTTACATTGTCAATTTGGCCTAATGCTCTCCTAACTCTTCTAAGAACAGGATTGAGCATATTTAATTTATCAATCTCGTTAGTTACTACGACTAATTTTTCTTGTTGTTCTTCGATAGCATCTTTAATTTCCTGAGTAAATTCCTCAGTATATTTTTCAGGGTTTTCTTGAATATCCTTAATAGAAGCAATTGCTTCTCTCATTCTGCCAACATCGCTAAGGTCTTTAACACCCCTAGATATTCTTTTAACCTTTTCAGCGACAATTTGTTCTGTATCAAGACCTTTTAATCTTTTGATATTTTCTTCAATAGAAAGTTTATCTGCATTAGATTTAGTAACTTGAGAATTTATTTTTTTCACTTTACTTCTTAGTTTTTTGAATTTAGACGCATCTCTTGGAGACTCTCCTGAAATATATCTTTGCAATCTTTGAAGTTCTTCTTTTCTTTGTTTGTCTTTTCTATCAACAACAGGTTGCTTTCCGTGTCTTTTACGGTGCATTTCCTTTACAATATCAGACAACTTAACTCCCTTATAATTCGCTTTTGTTAATTTAGACCATCTTTCATCTAAATCGTTTACAAATACTGCTTTTTTGGGAACAGGCATCATTTGTTCTGAACCTTTCAGTTGTTTGTAGGGCATTAAAATATTACTTTCTTTACCTTTACCAAAGTCATAATCAACTAATACTTCAGAATATCTATCACTTAAATATTTATCATTACCTTCATAAAGCATAATTAAAGAAATAACTTCGTTGGATTCAGTAAGGCTATTTCCAAACTTTTGATATTCAGCAAGACGCTTAACTTCAACCTTTCCATCTGAAACCGTATAATCTAGTTTTTCTACTAAATCTTCTACTTCTCCTAACCAGTTTGTTGCTTTATTTAATTGCCTTTGAGCATCTTTTTTCTTTGCTTCAAGTCTTCTTTCCTTTGAAGCCTCAGCCGCTTGAAGTTTAGTTTGTTTATCCTTATCAGTTTCTAATTCAGAAGTTTGCGGTGAATCATCATCAACACCAATATCTTTTTCTGTTTTGAGTTCTCTTTCTAATTCTATAATAAACCTTCTTGCTTCCTTCTTTGTAGTAGGAATTACAGAAGTATTTACCTCTTCTTTTGAAGTTCCTTCCTTTTCAGCAAGAAGTTGAATTGCTTTTTTCCTTTGAGATTCAGTAATTTTTCTTTCTTCTCTCTCACGAATAGTTTCTTCCTCTTCTTCTGCCTTTTTAATATATTTTCTGTAAGCAACGATATTATCTGAATTTATGTTTTCAATCAAAGACTTTTTAATTTCAGTAGGGTTTGCTTCACCCTTAACTAATTTAGCAGTATGTTCATCTAAATTTGCCTTGCTTAACATACTAAGCAAAGATTTATCTTTAGATAATTCAAAGAGCATTCAATCACCTTAAAACGGAATGTTTTCTTTCTTTCCTCTTCTTTTAGGAGGAAGAAGAATTACATCAGGATTATCCGCAGAATGCGGGCTTTTCTTAACTGATGTATCTTTTGGAACACCAACGCTAAAATCCCTTGAAGGCTTTAATTTAGCATCAGCATTTGCATTCATGGCTTTTACTTGAGCCAATTCTTTCTTCAACCTAATTTCTTTTTGTCTGTTATCTTCGGTCATACTTTCTCACCTAATTCGCCTCTAGTTCTAACTAGCATATCAATTAAATCTTTTTTGGACATTTGAGCAATCCTTTCCATAACTACATCCATTAAATCGCTTCTTGTCATTTCAGCAAGTTCATCATCCATATCCCTTTCTTCTTGCATATCAGTAATATCTCCAGTTCTTGCTCCTTTAGGTTCTCTTGAAATATCTCCAAGAACTTTATTAGCGGTTCTTTGTTTAGCACCGCTTCTAAGCCCTTCACCTCTTAATTGTCGCAAATCCTTGAAGTCTCTTTTAAATTTCAAAATATCTAACCAATTCATTATCCTACTCTCCTTTCGGTTCTTTTGTCATTATTTTGATTTCCCGCATCTAACGGTAATCCCGTTAGTCGCTTGTCTGGTGCTTGATTCATAGACGGCTTATTTCTAGTTGTCGCAGGGTTTTCCTGTGGCTTGCTTCCTTGTAGTGCTTGTTCCTGCATTTGTCCTAATTGCGAAGCATCAATGTTTGTTCCTGCATATGGGTCTTTATCAACTGGTTTATCTTCTTTTCCTTCACCTTCTGGTTTTTCTTCAGGTTCGGGTTTCTTAAAAGTAAACTGTCCATCTTCGTCCATATCGACTTCAAATCCTAAATTTTTAACAGAAGCAGCAATATTAACTTCAATTTCACGCTTACGGAGAACAGCGATTTCATCCTCTTCTTCGCTCGGTGGAAGTTTTAAATTCCAATCAGTAATGCCAAATTGCTTTACAAGGAACGGGAAAACATAGTTATTGTAAACAGTCTGTGCTTTTTGAACTGCTCTATTCGTTACAAGAATTTGCATACCTTCATTGTTTAATCCACCGCTTGTTGTATTATCAGCCATGAATACTTTACTTACTCCATAGAATGCTGATATTCTATCTCTTAAATCATCTTTAACAGAAACATAATCCATTTCTTTTAGACTGTCCATGAATTTAATCCATTCAACTGAACCCTTTCCGCCTTCTGCTTCAATGCCCATAACAGGAATAAAATGAGGGTCTGCTTCCATTTTTTCTTTAACGCCTCTCCAAAAAGAACGCATTGAATCCATGTTTCTTGTTTGGACTGCAAGTAATCCTCTTGGCATGCGACTCTTAGTATAAGAGGAATTTACATAGTTTTCCATAGCAATTAAAGTCATAATTGCATTGAATAGTGTAACTACTGGCGATTGCCCATAAAGACGAGAAGGACTATATTTACTGAAATGAAGAACTTCTCCTTCCAAAAAGTATTGTTCTTCGCCCATAGCCCTATTTACATAATGAACAGGATATACCTTTCCACCGCAAATATCACACTTTTCGTGAGGCTCGGTGTGAATAACATTTCTATGATTAACACAAGTAAATCCTTTTGTTCCTCTTTGACCTAATTCATCTGTATAAATAAACATAGTTACTGGGTCGCCTCTATACAACTCTTTGATTCTATGCATCCGTATATCTTGATTACCGTCTAAGAAGTATTCTTTTACCATGACTATGTAAGCATCATCCATAATATTCAAATCATCTTCTAGTTCCTGTAATACATCAATGAATAATTGTTCTGATTTATTTACATAACCTTCAATAAACTTTTCAGCATATTCTAATTGCTTTACATCAGGTTTCTTTAAGTCTTTACTCCCACAACGAGAACACTCTTGAACAGGTCTAGTATGTTCTTTACCACAATTATTACACCTTGCTTCGTATGCTTTTTCCCAAACATATCCTCTACGAAATACTTCTTGTTTTAGTTGAGTAATACATGTTCTTCCAATTACTGATTGATTCATTATATTATACAGTAATGGGCCAGTCATCATATGACGGTTTTCTCTTTCCTGAATACCCATATTATAGACTGTTCTATCCGCAGGTTTGGGAGTTTGTCGTCTAAATAGGTTAGTAAAAGAGAATCTTCTTTTTCCGTCAGCCAACCTCAACACCCCCTATTTATCGCCTATGCTATCCTCGCCTATGAACGCTTCGGTCATTACTTCGTTGAATCCTCAATATCATATCTTTCGTTGCTTGAACGAAGCATTTCTTCTAAAATGCCCTTTAGTAAAGATTTTCTCAGTTCAGGTCTTTCAAAACCTCTTTTTAAATAATATAAAACCATTCGTTTATTGATGCTTGCTAAATTAGTGAATCTAACATATCTTGTTCTATCTTGCGGCAATTCATCACTAATTATGCCCTTGTAAAGTTGATTCCAACTCATACTCTTAATAATCACCATGCTTGCCCCCATTCAATAGCAAATTCAATTTGACAACTTACACATCTTTCACTTTGTCTTACGGCCTTTTTGCATTTTCTACAAACAGTTCTGTATCTAATTGAATCGGGAAGGGCTTTTCTAACTTTTATTTTAAACCTATCATATCGGTTTCCCATTCAAACCACCGTTCCAATAGTTTCTAAAGAATCCATAACAGACATTTTACAGTTGTCTTTAAACTTTTGAATATCATCAAGATAAATACCTTCTTTTAGCCAATCAAAACCTACATGGTCTTTATGGTTCTCCCATTTCATTAATTTAAAAATCTCATCACATCTTTGTTTATACCAATCGGCTTTCTTGTAAGACTTCTTCATACGAATTAATTCTAACAATAATTTAGCATTACCCTTCTTTAATCTAAAATGTGGTAAGCATTTAGTTAAAAGTTCTCTAACATCATTTTGAGAATAAAAGTTTAATCTGTTAATAAGACGAGTATCTTGTGGTGATTTTTGGTCTAAGTGCATACGACCAAAACCTATTGATTTGTGCATTTCTTCCATAAATGCTCGACCTCTTTGCCCTGTTGCCACTAATCCTACTCTTGGATTCATATTTCTATCTAAAGTAATATATCCATCGGAGTCAATAAATGCAGCAGTATAAGCCCAAATGTTTTTCTTTAACATAGAAGGTGCTTTATAGAAACTGCCTTTGTATGAAATAATATCTAATTTCTTTATTGTCTGTGAAATAGAATTAGGAGATGAAATTTTAAACAAAGGAGTAGGCATTTTTTCATGAATCATTTTGGCACTAATTCCTGGATTTTCACAAACAGATTTAAGAATAAAATCTTGTTGTCTTTCTTTCTTTGTTTTTGTAATAGATTGATTAGAAACCTTCGCTAAACAATCTCTAAATTCTTTCTTAGCAATTTTCATTTCATTATACATTTGACTGTATTCTTTTCCATAAGCCATGTCTTTTTGATTTAATTCTGCTTCCCAGTATTTACAAAGAGCATCAACGACTTCTCTTCTTTCATCAAGACTTTTCATGGTGTAAAGTTTATGTAAATCTTTTTCATTATATCTCATCTTTTTCAAAGGAATAGTGTAATCAGTAAGCCAAGTAATAGAATCAATACATTTACCTAAATGGTCAGTATAAGCATCAATCATAGTATCAATTGCTTTTGACATTCTATCTCTTTGATTACCTTTTAATTTACGACGGGCGTTTCTCATCTTCTTAACTAAATCAGGAATGCTTTGTTCTTGAATAACATATTTATCAGGAAAAGCATTTAATTCTTTCCTTGCTTGAGTTGCATTTAATCCATAAACTTCAGATATTTTGTTTATTTCTTCATGCTCAGATAATACAGGACTATCAGCAAAAATAAACTTTAATTCTATTCCAAGTTCTCTTTGCACACTATCCTTCATTTCAGACTCTTCTTCATCTAATTCGGCTAATCTTTGCATTTGTTGAGCCGCTTGACGGTATTTATCTGCTTGTTCTGTCATATAAACACCTCAAAAATTAAGACCTATGGCACTATTTACTGTGCGTTTTGCGCCTTTTGAATCATCGTCAAACAACCCTAAATCATCAAGCAGTATGAAGGTTTCTGAGGCTTGGTATGTAGCAGCATTGGCTAAAGCAAGACTCATAACCATATCGTCATGCGCTCCTATTCCCTCAAATTTTCCTCTATCAGTAATTGCAAACATTGACAATTCTTCAACTAATAATCCAGTAACTCTTCTACTTTCTTCATTACCATAAGGAAAGTTCATCTTGCCGTTTTCAAGAGTCATTTGTAAGTTAAGAATTACTTCCTGCTTTTTTCTTCTTGTTGTATTGAAGTCGTGAATATTTAAATCAGCAACTTGTCGTAATTCCTGAGTGAAAGATTTAGCAAATGTGTTTGTTTCAAAAAGAATAACTTCGGGTCTAAATAACTGTCCAAGAAGTTTTACCTTTTGTATGTTTTCTCGGAACTGAACATTCTTTGCTCGGTCAATATACACTATTGATTTATTTTCTTCTTCATCCATTTCAATGACTGTAATTACATTGTAATCACCATCTGTTGAAATAGCAGGGTCAATACCTATGAAATATTTGTGATTCTCTCTTCTCATTGGTTTTAGAACCAAGTCTTTGTTCTTCGCATTATCTAAATGCTCAACATTAAAGAGAGAAGTTCCAGTTGAAATAGGAACACACATATATTCTCTTGTAAACATCAAAGAACCAACTTCCGCCTTTCTAGCCATCAATGCTTCATAGTTCCATCTTTCAGGCCATAGGGGTTCGTTGAGGGCATTTAGGCATGGATAAGTATTAACCGTGTATGCAGGATTTTCGGCTAATTGCTGATATATGTCAGTATAACTAAACGGAGTTCCTATTACCCTCAACGAAGCCGTATGGTGAAGTGTTGGTATCATGTCGCCATAAAACCAATCAGTTACTTTTTGAATACCCGTCATACTAAATTCTTTCAACGGGTCATCAATAACAATCTCTTGAGGGTGTAATCCACGAATCTGTGAACCAACCGACCTCTCAAGGATTTGATTGCCATTAGTCAATGTAATGTTTCCAATAGCCCAACCTCTTGCGGGTTTAAACTTTTTAAGCATTGGGTGTTGAAACATTTTATCTATGTCTCTCATGTGAACCAAAGTCTGTTTTTGGTTAGAAGAGATGTATAACATTTGATATGGAGGTTCTTCAAAGATTAATTTCCAAACAACCCAACTATGCATAAATACAGATTTTCCGTGGTCTCTTGAACAAATAATTACAGTTCTTTGAGTAGAATGCATTAACTCATGCCATTCCTGTATATATGATGGAAAATCAAAACCGAGAACATTTTGAAAGAAATATGGAAAAGAGTTCTTAGATAACTCCATATCCATTTGATGTTCAAAATTGAACTCTTCTAATTCATTCATCGCATAACCCCCTCGTCCCACATATCATACCAATCTTTAAAATTAACTTTGTGTTTTCTATCTAATATCGTAGTAAATACAATTAACTCTTCTTTATCAGGATTTTTAATAAATCCTCTATTTTGTCCGAATTGTTGAGGTAAAATAGCATTTGGAGGAACAACATCAAACATCACTTTGAAATCACGGGCAGTTCCATCGGGAGTCATGTAAAACCAATTACTCATTCTTTTTGTGGGCTTCCCACTATTAATAATTTTTTTAGCCCAAAGGTGTAATTTTTCATCGTTTGTTCCAACTCTTTTTCGTCCACGATTCATATAATGTCCAGTAGCCATAATTCTATTATTTGTTCCTTTCATACTCATTAAATCTTCATGAATATAACTTTCTTCATCTCCTGAGTCTTGTGTTTTATATTGAGTAAATTCCATATAACCGTCTGCTTTAGAAGGTTGCCATTTTCTAAGTTGTCCTTTCCAACCACCAGTAATAGATTTCCTTTTCTTTTGATAGCGACTAACATCTTTACCTGATTCTAAATCATCAATCATAGATTTTGCTTGAGAACGAGAAAGACCTTTACTATTCATTCTTTTACCATCACTTGTTCTAATAACATTAAAACCTGAATTGCCTAACTGTCTTTTGTAATTGCTTTTCATTAGGCTAAACCATTGTGGAGTAGGGTCATCAAGATAAACACATTTAGCCATTTGCCCTTCATCACGAATAGAACGGATAGCCATTCTTTCAGGATATTTAGCCAACCAAGCACTAAGAACATCATTAGGAATTAATTTACTCATTTGCTCCCAATTATCGCTATCTGGAAAAGACCAGCCATTCTTTTTAGCATTAGCAATCCAACGGGCATTATCCCCATCTCTATGCCCAAATGCAGCAACTAATGGCTTTGATTGATTTAACTGCGGTTCTCTTGCATCTTGTAATGCTTTACTATTACCACCTATTTTTCTTCCTTCAGCAGTAGCATACATTCCACCAACAACAGTATGTGATGGGTGTTCCTTGAAACCAACTGTTGAAATCGCTTTATCGTTGTCATCAACACGAATAAGCCAACTATCTAATTCATAGATACCGCTTTCTAAATCAGCCCTGCGGGTATATGGGTCGTCAGGATTATCCTGAGCAAATCTCCTTTTCATATCTTCATATGAAAATACCGCAGGTAAGACTTTCACTAGCAATTCCACCTTCTTCTCGCTGCTTTTGCCTTTTCGCTGTAAGTTCCATCAGCCCGCTTAAATCCTCTTGACCTCGCACAAAAAGATTTACGCCTCTTTGCTGCTTTGCTGCCTCTTTTTAATTTGCTTGGCTTAGTAGTAACAGGAGGTTTTAGATTAGAACCTTGTTTACGCTTAAAGTGCGCTCGACCTTTTGCGCTTAATCCACCAGTTCTTGCGTGAATTTTTTTATTATAGCCCTTGAATGGCTTCTTTTTTCTTTTAAGAATCTCTTGCCACTCGCTCACTTTTCTCCCCTCATTTGATTTTCTTTAGAAGTTTTATCATCATCAATTGGGCCACCTTTAGCCCATGTATAGCATGTTCGGGCTGAATGGCATTTAAAATCATGCATCCAACAATATCCTAATCTACCGTCTTCATCAGTTGTTAAGGGCATACATTTATCCATTCTTGGTGAAATATCGAATGCAATACAATTACTACAATTAGATTCTTTTGCTACATCAGCAGTAGTGTTCCATCTCTTAGCGTATTTTTCCCAATACTCTTCATCTTCAAGATTAAGTGGGCCATATCTAATGTTAGGGTTTTTAACTGCGGCATCTCTATTTTTAGTATTAAGCATCAAATCTTGCGTTGCTCTAGGACAAGCAAGTTCTTTTAGAATGATTTGCCAATCAAAATCCATAATCATTACCTCCCATTACTCCGCCACCCGAAACGCTTTGTGTGTTTCTTTCGCCTCTTGTATATTTAAATGCTGATAATACAGAATTAACAATATCGGAAGTTAAGGGCTGCTTATTATTTTGTTTATATCTTTTAACTAATTCTTTAAGAAAGCCCTTTCTATCATTAGTTTCTCTTAATGCTCTTTGATATGAACGATAACTTGATTCACTATCAAACTTATTTGAGGAAAAACCCAACTGAGTTTCTAATATTTTAATTACTTCTTCCCATTTCTTAACAGGTTCATGAGTGTAATAGTCTCCATGCTTATGCTCAAACAATTTACCATCTTCTTTCATATCAGAAATAGTTTCCTTGAGTTTCTTCTTATCAGCAATATCTTTTAGGTTCTTCATACCCAATGCTCCGCCTTCGGCTTCGACTTCATCAAGTATTTCTTCTTCAACATCTTCTTTCAGAATATCTTTCCAAATCATACTTTCATCCTCTTTGTTTTTCTTTTACTAGATTCTTTTCTTGATAATGCTACTGAATGTGCGGCTTTAAGTCTTCTTTTTGTTTCGGGGTCTTTTGCTCTTTTAGCGGCTACTCTTGCTCTTTGTTCAACTAAATTAATTATTTGTGATTGTCTTTTGTGTGGCTTTGATTTAAACGAACTGCTTGCAAATGTTTCTCTTACATCTTTTGCTGTTTTAAACTTTACAGGGACAGTATCTTTTGGGTTTTCATCTGTATATAATCTTCTTGCTGAACCTTTTGGTTTCTTACCTGTTCCTTTCTTTGGGTCAGCCTTTAAGATTTTTTGCCACATCATAATCACTTTTGGCTGAACTTCTTTCCTGTTGGAACATGCTGAATACCCTTTTTACGGCCTTTTCTTTTCTTAGCGTCTTGATACCTTAGAGTCTTTTTGTCTGTTCTTTGATAAGTTGCTTTAGGCATATATCTTCCTTTAGTTTTTGATTTGGGTTTTTTTCCTTTTGCTTTTGCTCGGTGTTGTTCAGCACTTCCCCAATCTTCATCAGTCCAAGTGGATAAATCCTGTTGCCTCTTTGATTTGGCTTTTAGGATTTTACGCCAATTAATTTTTATAGCCACCACCAGCCCTTTTATACGCTTGAGCCAGCATTTGTGCTTTTCTTGCAGACCATTGACCTGCCGCACCGCCTTTTGTTCCCGCTTTAATTCTATTAAAAATTCTTTTCCGCATTCCAGGCTTTGTATAGTTTCCAGACTGATTTACGGTAGACTTCTTCTTTTTCTTCTTTAATACTTCTTCCCATGTCATATTATCACCTAAAGTGTGCTTTGATTGCATAAACTTGTTCTGTGCTGATTCCAAATTCTTTTGAAATGTTTTGGTGTGAGTCAATTGCTTTAACAATTGTTTCTACCTCATAGTTACTTAAGTCAAGACTTTCTTCAACATACATCTTGTTAATGATTGTATCATACCCAACAGTATTCATTGGGAAAAATCCATGAATGACAGGTAATCCTAATTGTTCACGAACTGCGTCGTGAGCCTCTAACATTTTATGAATAAGAACAGGTAAATCTCCTTGAACCTGTTCAAAGATATTTTTAAGCCTATTGTATTGCTTTTTTGCTTTTGGATTCTTTTGTGTAATCAATCCTTGATTCATGTCAAGCCAATGCGGTAATGCAAAGATAGGATATGCTCTTCTTGAATTATACCCAAATTCAAATTTCTTCGCTCTTTCTTTAATTGATTCACCGTTGAATTTGTTATCCTCTCTTTCGGTATCTTTAGTTTCTACCATGAAGTGATGAATTAAACCAGCAATATATTGATTATTTTCTTCTTTCTTTCCAAAAATCTTTGTTAAAGACCTTGCTGCTCTTTCACCTTCAGCAATCAAGAAAGCATCAATCTTTAGAGACTTTAAGAAAATTAACTCTAAAAAGTCAGCAATATTTTCTAAGTCAGACTCTTTGAATGATTTTGCAGAACCTCTCATTAACTTTTGATAAGAACGAGACATTACAGTTTCAAGACCCAAATCAAGAGCAAGTGTTTGCATAACCTTTCCTCCAATTGTTCCCATAAAACTAGGAATTTGAACAGGCAGTCTTCCGCTATATGCGGGAGTAAAATAGTATTCTAAAGCAGTTTCCATAAACTTCTCTAATGCTTCTTTCAAAGACTCAGATAGAAGTTCTTCTTTAATTTCCGATTCTAAAGACTCAACCTTTCTATATTGTCTTCTTGCTGCTCCTGCAAGTCTATTCGTGCGTGTATCAATACCTCGCATTGTTTCTCTCATATCTGTTCCTCTTCTTCTTCCCTTAGAGGTTCTAATATCAGAAGCATAGGCAATTAAATCCTTTGCAAGTAAATCATACATATCTTCAAAGAAATCTTCGATTTCTTCTAAGTCGTCGGAAGTGACAAACTCATATCCCCCTACACCATCAAAATACTTTGTATCTGGGTATAAGTCATCAAAGTCTGCATTATCCATAACTGAAACTGGAAGCCAGTATTCTACTTCATTCGATAAAGTAGTAGTGTCTTTTGTTTGTGCTAACCAATTTTCAATATCCGTCTTTAAATCTAAAGATGTAGTAAAGCCAGTAATTCTTTTACCATCTCTTTCTTCCGCTTCTTCGATTTCGTCAATGGCATTATCTAATAACTCTACTAAATCTTCTTCTCCTTCTTCTGTCATAGATAGAAGTTTTTCTCCCTTACTATGTTCATACATAAGTAATGGGTCTGCTTGCGCTTGAAGTAATGAAACATCATTAAGCCATTCTACGCCATCATCAACTAAATTCATATCAATTTCATCATTCCAGCCTTTAGGAGTAGTATTATTTTGCGGGTCTTTGGAATCATAACCTATATTAGAGTCAATAGCATCTTCAATACCTTGAGCCATTTCAGCCATCAATTGACCAGTAATATCTCCTGCACCCGTAGTATCGTCTTCAAAACCTTTTCCTCTTACTGTTTGAGCATCAAATAATCTTTCAGCAGATATTAAACCTGCAACAATGTTAAAGAAACGGTGTCGTGCTTCAAGCACTTCGCCCTTAGCGAGAGGAAACTTTGCTATGTATTGAAGTCTATCAAAATCTTCCATATCAAAGATTCTTTCAAACTTTTCTTTCAAGTCTTCAGGCAAATCATTATCTTTCTGAACTGCTGATAACAATTGTTCAGCATCTTTTTTGAGTTGAGGGAATATGTTTGCAATAGAGTTCCAATAATCATAAATATCTTTTCTATTCTTGCCTTTAGATGCATCAATAGAACCTAAGAACCTATCAACAGGAAATCTACTTGTAATCTCTACATCTTTAACTTCGGCTTTGCTTTCACTCAAAATGTCTTTAATTCTGTTAAGGTTGCGGCCTAAATTACCACTTGCTGCTAATTCATCCTTAAATGCATTCCCATCAAAAATACTTGGGTTGGGTCTTCTTATTTCTATTTTACCAGTTAAATCATTTTCAACAAGAGTTGCTGCGGAAATAAGATTACCGTTATGAAAAATATTCATGTCAATGATTTTAGCCAAAACATTGAGTTGTCCTGTTCCTTTACCAGTTGCACTCTTTCTAGTTTTAATTGCTTCCATCAATGCGTCTTTATATTTTTTTCTTTGTTCAGGAATCTTTTCACGGGCTTCTTCTTCGTTAGCCGAACCTTGCGCTTCTCGCTTAAGTCTATCAACTTCTCTATCTAATATATTTTTGATAGCCTTTCCTCTTTGTCCTCCAGTTAGGGAAATAATTCTGTCTAATTCATCATCTGTGTATGTCATTGTTGAACCTCCCTAATCATGTTCGCTCTTGTGAATCCGTTTATTGCAGGAACTATTTGCACTTTATTTGTTCTGTTTTGGAACTTTTGTCCATAGTTGTCTAAAAAGAATTGTAACCGTTCTTTGAATGCACCTATAACATTTGTTTTAATATCATTCAATAACTCAGGTATTTTGTTATTTAATTGTTCAAGTTCGGCTTTCGCCTCGTCTGAATTGGGGTTGTCGTTTATTTTATTAAACGCTTCTCCTACTACATCGTCCGAGAGTCGTTCTCCCATGAGAGTAAGGTAAATTAAACTGTTTTTAGGACTGATTTGCTCTAATGATGAAGCAGTTCCTATTCTAGCATCAATTAACTCATTAATTGATTCCTTAGAAGCAATCGACTGAATATAACTAACGAAATCAGTTGGGCGAACTAAGTCTCTTCTTAGTTCAGAAATCTTACTTTCGTCCAATCCTTCTACTTTTTCCTCTACAAAGTCCTTAAGATTAGATGGATTTATTTTATCTCCGAATAATTCAAAATCAACATAAAAGGCGTCGTTTCTTGATTCTACATCATTACCCCTAGAATCATAGTAAAAAATATCAATGTCATCCTCATCATTCTCTTCTTTTAGTGCGGATTCTATTTTGTTTGCTTCTTTAACTGTAAAATATCTTTCAAGTAATGCTAGTTGTTCTCTACGAAGACCTAACTTTCTTCTTGTGATTTCTTCTCCTAAATTACCTTCACCTTGATTTTCAGATATAACACTTCTAATTGCTTCATTGAGTCTTTTCTTTAGATTTTTAGGATTTGTTAAAATTAAGTTTCTTATTTTTTCTAATCTTGAAAAAGATGCGGTTCTTATGCCTAATTCTGTTTCATCTCTATTATTCATCAAAGCGACAGAAATATCATCAACAATTAATTGTTCAACCTCATCATCGGTTAAGACTTCACTTGTTCTAAGTGCATTAAAAAAGGTATCAAACCATTTATTACCAGTAAATGTATTGTTTAGAATAATAGAAGTATATGGATTCAGAATCAAAGATTTTCCGCCTCCACTTGCTCTTTTAAGGAAAATTAATCCTTCTGCTATGTTATCCCCATTAGGAAATTTAGTTGGTTTCCAAATATTTTTAGAATTTTTCAATCCTTCTACAATTTCAATGTATTTAAACACAGAACGCTCATTAAAATCACCGATAATTTCAAATTTAGCCCCTCTAATGTTTAATCCCTTTGCTTCTAAATCTCTAGGGTCAATAATTTTGCTTGTTGTGCCAATTTCAACAGAAATTCCTAGATTTTTTATCTTTTCATTGTAAAATTTGAGTCTTTTTTCTTTTAACTTTACAGTTTCTTCGTCATCAAGGACTTCTTTTGTATTTTTGTCTATTTTTGGTCGCAAAATTTGAATAAAATCATTGTAAGAGTCAATATTTAAGAAAATTTTATCATTTTTGACCGTTCCACCGATTAATTCTGCAAAATCTTCTAAAACTTTTTTATTTTGGGGTGGATTTTTGAAAGCGAGGTGCGCTTTTCCTTCAGTTTCTTCTAAATATTCTCTTAAAAACTGTAATCTCTCTCTTTCAGGAATATAATCTTTCAAAAATTCTCTTTTTGGATTAATATTTTCCGTAATTTCTAAAATAATTTCAGAAACTTTTTCTTTGTCGTCATTATTTTTTGCTTTCATCGCTTCGGAAAGCAATTCTCTAATTTTATTTATAGAATAATACTGTCTTTCAGTAAATTCTTCTGTTTTTTCTGCTATAATTTTTAGCATTTCGTCAAACATTTCTTTTGATTCTTCTTCGGACAAATCAACTTCAACGCTTCCTAATTCAACTCCTTCATCATAGTAAACTTTGTGAGACTTTTCATTGTTCAATACCCCTTGAAGACGATTAGGGACTCTATTTAGTTCTCTTAGTTTGTTTAATGTGTTTTCAAACTCGGCTCTATTAACTACCACATTGGATAGAAAGACCCGACGCATAGGAATACCTATGATTTTAACAACATCAAACCAAGACAAAGAAATCACCTAATATAATCTTCATAACTAAATTGACCAGTCTTAGGTCTATATCCTCTTCTTGTAATTTGACGCATCTTTGCGGGCATTCTTCGCAAATAGTTATCTAAATTCTTAGGACTACTAGGAATATGTAAAAGATGTGGATGAATATTTTCATGTCCTTCATGCGGTTCTGTTTCAAGAAAAGCGATTTGTCCACCATGACCTCTTGTTTCATCTTCATCAACAACTTCGTATTCGGGCATTTGCTCAATTTTTCGCTTAATCTTTCGTTTCACTTTGGAAACTTTGATTACATCCCACCAAGTCATTTTAATCCCTCTTCATGTTTCTTTTATTCTTTGGAGGTTCATAACCCCTTTCTCTATAAAATGCTTCATCATATTTATAACTAGAATCTTCGGGTTCTTGTCCTTGAAAGAAACCTACTCCGTGAGCATATTCAAAATCTATCTTTCTTCCTAATGCCCAATATTCCGATTGTTCAGGTGAATCTGTTTTTGTTCTATGCCATGTATAATAAGGATGGTCATGTATGTAAGTTTTAGGTTCTTCGGGTTCTGGGCCTAATTCCCTTTCTATTCTTGCTCTTAAATCTTTAAGAAGTTGTTTTCTTTTTGGTTGAAGAGGATGGTCTTCTTTTCTTTTTGGTCGCATTATTTTATCTTCGGCCATATATGCTTCGACCATTCTCCAAGCATCATTTTTAAGAATAGCCATCCAACTCATTGTAATTTCTCCTGCATTCTTTTCTTAATATCGAGCCAAATCTCAGGATTGTTCTGTGCAAGCACTTCTTGAACAATTTGCATTTGTGCGACAATAATTGTATCTTGTCGCTTGTGAATCAATTTACCCTTAAACTCCATAAGATACTTCAAAGATTCTCTAATCTCTCTTGCTAACTTAGTTAAGG